TGTAAAGATGAAACCTATTCAGTAAAGTGCTGTAAGGGTAATATAATAAATCAAGGAATCGGTAAAATATAAAGTTATGAGTAAAAAAGCAATGGCTAAAATAGTCGAAATAAGCAAAACAAAATTAAAAGAAGATTTTGCAACACACAAAGTAGAATTGTCATTAATGGATGATATAGAAGAAGCCTTAAATAAAGGTTTTGGTATGGAAGAATTTGTTGAAGAACAATTAGATATAGCACAAGAAGCTATGACTAAAGCAAGAGACATTAGAAGATTTGATATGAGTGATGCTTTAGCAGAAGCAGAGGGTGCAATAGAAGAAGCAGAAAATGCATTACAAGATTTAGGAATAGATAGTAGCCCTGAATTAGATAGATATAAGCAACAATTTGAAGAATTAGAAAAACTTATAGATGATCTTGAGCAAAGACAAGATAGAATAGGGTAAAAATGCAAATATAAATTTTAACACGTTATAGTAATATGAAATCAACAGAAATCTTAAACAAAATCAAGACTTACTTGGGAGAAGAAGTCAAAGAAGAATCTCCACAAGAAGCATTAGAGTTAGCACAGCTAAAACTCGAAAACGGAACAGTATTAGAAGCAGATGCTTTTGAATCAGGAAACGAAGTATTTATACTTACAGAAGATGAAAAGGTAGCAGTACCTAAAGGCGAATACCAAATGGAAGATGGAAGAATGTTAGTAGTCGAAGAAGAGGGAGTTATTGCAGAGATTAAAGCTGCTGAAGAAAAAGAGCCTACAGTAGAAGAAGAAGATAGAACAGACGCTGAAGAAGAAAAAGAAGAAATGCAATATGTTCGCAAAGAAGAATTTGAAACTGCCGTTGAGGAAATCAAAGGTATGATCAAAGAGCTTAAGGATGAAAAGAAAGAGAAAGAAGAAATGGCAGAGCAAGTTAAAGAAGAACTTAGCAAAACTCCTGCTGTTGAGCCTATCTCTCACAATCCAGAAGCACAAGAGAAATTTAAAGTAAGATTCGGACAAAACAGAAAAGAAACTGCTTTAGATAGAGTAATGAAAAAATTAACCAATTAAAATTTAAAAAATGCCAAATCCAACAATTACAGGTAGTAGTTATGCAGGAGAATTTGCAGGTAAATACATTGCTGCATCTTTATTGACAGCAAAAACTTTAGATGATGCTGCTATTACTATTCTACCTAACATTAAATTTAAAGCTGCTATGAAAGTAGGGGCTTTCTCAAGTTTAGTAAGAAGTGCAGATTGTGATTTCGATTCAACGACTTCAGGACTTACACTTACTGAAAAAGTATTAACTCCAACTGAGTTACAAGTTAACCTACAGATTTGTAAAAAAGAATTACACGCTGACTGGGAAGCTGCTCAAATGGGCTTTTCTGCTTTTGATAATTTACCTCCATTATTTTCTGACTTTGTTATCGCAAGAGTAGCAGCAGAGGTTGCAAGTGCAACTGAAACTTCTATCTGGGATGGTGCAGCAGGAGAGGGTAACTTTGATGGCTTTAGAGCTTTAGCTTTAGCTGATGCAACTGTAAACGATGTTTCAGGAACTACAGTAACTTCTGCAAATGTAATCACAGAAATGGGAAAAATCGTTGACGCTATTCCTAGTGGTGTGTATGGTGCAGATGACTTAAACATTTATGTATCACAAAACATCTTTAAGGCGTATGTAAGAGCTTTAGGTGGGTTTGCTAGTGTAACTAGTGGATCGGGTGCTACAGCAGGTGTTGCAGGTATCGGTGCTAATGGTGTAGAAAATAGAGGTAACCTATGGTATTCAGGTGGAGCTTTATCTTTCGATGGTATCAACATTTACCCATCATCAGGTTTTAGAGATAACTGTGCTATTGCAGCAAGAGCAAGTAACTTATATTTCGGTACAGGTTTATTGAATGACAGAAACGAAGTGAAAGTTATCGATATGTCAGATATAGACGGAAGTCAAAATGTAAGAGTAGTAATGAGATATACAGCAGGTGTACAAATCGGTGTAGGTGCTGACGTAGTTCTTTACGACTAATAAATAAATTAAATTAACATATAAGAGGGTGGGTAGTATTCTGCCTACCCTTTTTTTAATACTTAGAAAATATGGCTTGTATATTATTAAAAGGTAGAGCTTTACCCTGTAAATCAGGAGTAGGTGGTTTAAAAGCTGTTTACTTTGTAGATTTTGGTGCTTTAGGAGATTTAACTCAATCAGGTGGAGAAGTATCAGCATTTGGTGGGAGCCCAACACTTATGAAGTTTGACATCAAAGGTACATCCACACTTGATACTACTGTTACATCATCGAGAGAGAATGGCACAACATTCTACGAATCAACATTAGTAATGAATTTAACATTCCAAGAAAAAGCAACATCTGAAGAAATAAAATTACTTGCAGTAGCACGTCCACAAATCATTGTAGCTGATTATAATGGCAATTTCTTTTTACTAGGAGAAAATAATGGTTGTGAGCTTACTACAGGTACATTTAGCAGTGGTGCAGCTATGGGAGATATGTCTGGTTATTCTTTAACCTTTACAACATCAGAACAAAACCCTCCATTATTTGTACAGAAATCTGTAATAGATGGCGCAACAGAGGGTACTCAAATAACACCTAATTAAAATTAATTTTGTATATTAGAGAAAATTTAGAGTTTTCATAATTTTTAAATTAGTTTTGTTTTTAAAGGGGAGTTTTTTAACTCCTCTTTTTTTATACACAAAATCTAAAGTTTATACGTTATATAAGTATGATACACTTAACATCAACTGCATCAGCACAAACAATAAAAGTAATACCTAGAAGTTATCTCTCAAGTGTAAAAATGACTGTAAGAGATGATTCAACAAACACCTCAACATCATATACTGAGGTAAGTGCAACTACAGATAAAAACTACTTAGTAATATCGAAGGCTTTTGATCCTGTATTAGTAGATGGAAGATTTTATGATTTAACTATCGAGGAAGTTTCAGGTGTATTTTCTAATGTAATTTATAAAGATAAAATATTTTGTGCTAATCAACTTATTAGTCAATCAAACAACTTGTATTATAGTGTTAATAAAAATGAATATACAACTCCATCAGGAGATGACAAGCACGATAACGATTATATAATTGTATGAAAAATAAATCAGATTTAAGTATTGTAAATTTAAGTACTTACACCTCACCTGTAGTAAAAGAGGTAAGAGGTAAAGACTTCATCGAGTATGGAGAAGATAATAACTATTTCCAATACCTAATAGACAGATACAACGGAAGTCCTACAAATAACGCTATTATAAATGGTGTTAGTGAGATGATTTACGGAAAAGGCTTAGATGCTACCAATTCAAATAAAAAGCCTAATGAGTATGCACAAATGAAATCTTTGTTTAACAATGATTGTACCAGAAAACTATGTTATGACTTAAAACTTATGGGGCAATGTGCAATACAAGTAATCTACTCAAAAGATAGAACTAAGATTGTACAGCTAGAACATATGCCAATCGAAACATTACGAGCAGAAAAATGCAACGAAAAAGGAGAAATAGAGGGTTACTATTATTTTAGTGATTGGGCAAAGTACAAGCGAGGAAACGAATTAAAAAGAATACCTGCATTTGGAACTTCTAAAGAGGGATTAGAAATACTTTACATTAAGCCTTATAGAGCAGGTTTTAAGTATTATAGTCCAGTAGATTATCAAGGTGGTACACAATACGCTGAATTAGAGGAGGAGATTTCTAACTTCCATTTAAACAACATACTAAATGGACTAGCACCAAGTATGTTAATTAACTTCAATAATGGAACTCCAGATCCTGAACAAAGAGAAATGATAGAAAGAAGAATCTACGAAAAGTTTAGTGGCTCAAGTAATGCAGGTAAATTTATTTTAGCATTTAACGACAATCCAGAAACAGCAGCAAGTATAGAGCCTGTACAATTAAGTGATGCACACCAACAATATGAGTTTCTCAGTAACGAAAGTTCTAAAAAAATTATGGTATCTCACAGGATTGTTAGTCCTATGTTATTTGGTATCAAAGACGATACAGGTTTAGGAAACAACGCTGACGAATTAAAGACAGCATCTATCTTGTTTGACAATTTAGTAATTAAGAGCTTTCAAGGACTTTTAATTGAGTCCTTTGATAGAATACTAGCTTATAATGATATCTCACTTAATTTATACTTTAAAACGCTTCAGCCACTCGAATTTGTTGATATGGAGAATATCGAGGACAAAGAAACAAAAGAAGAAGAAACAGGAGTCAAATTAAGTAAGGAAGATGATTTTAGGGATTCTATAGCACAAGATTTAATTGATTTAGGTGAAGATGAGGAAGAACTATTAAAAGACTTTGATTTAGTAGATGAGTCAGATGTTGATTATGAATTTGATGACGAAATGGATGAATTGATAGAGCAGACAAACAATGAAATAAAATTAGCTAGAGTAGGAAAGGCTACACCTTATAGAGAAAGTGAACAAGACGGAAAAACACCTGCTGCTAAATTATTAGGCTTTACATTTTTAGTAAGATACTATTATAGTCCAAACAGAGTAAAGAAAACATCAAGAGAGTTTTGTAAAAAAATGGTAAGAGCTAGAAAAGTGTATCGTAAAGAGGATATAAAAGCTATGGATAGAATAGCAGTAAATGCAGGGTTTGGTAAGAACGGATCAGACACCTACTCTATATGGTTATACAAAGGAGGCGCAAGGTGTGAACATTATTGGAGTAGAAGAACGTATCTAAGAAAAGATGGCAATAAGAGTTTAGGTAAAAAGTTATATGATTCTGAAGCAAAAAGACGAGGTTTCATAGCACCTAAAAACGCACAAAAAGTAGCTATGAAGCCAAAGGATATGCCTTATAGTGGATATACAGCAGCATACGCTAAGAAAATAGGAATAAGTAGATAATTATGGCAACAGCATTATTCATATCGAGAACAGATTTAGTAAAGAATAGTATCATTGATGGAAATGTAGATACTGATAAGTTTATTCAGTTTATCAAACTAGCACAAGAAATTGAAATAAGAAACTATCTAGGCACAAAACTTTACGATAAATTACAAGCAGATATTGCAGGGAGTGGTGTTACAGGTAATTATCAGACATTATTAAACACATATGTTCAGCCTATGTTACTTTGGTTTGCACAAGCCGAGTATATTCCATTTGCTGCTTATTCTATAAAGAATGGTGGAGTGTTTAAGGGTACAAGTGAGAACGCAGAATCAGTAGTAAAAGAAGAAGTAGATTATCTAGCTAGTAAAGCAAGAGACAAAGCAGAATATTACACTCAAAGGTTTTTAGATTACATAAACAACAACAGTAATTTATTTCCTGAGTATAATGATAATTCTGGTGGAGATGTATATCCTGATTCAGATGCACTATTTAATGGGTGGGTGTTGTGATATACAAACCAAAAGAAAAAAATATAATCAAATTAAAACAGTATTTAAATGGCAAATACAATCGATTGGGCAATAAGTTATTCGTACAGTTATTGGGGAAACGGACAAAATGATAATAGTTGGGGAGATGACTACTATGTAGCGTATCTTACTTCTGATTTAAGAAGAAGAGCAACAACATACGAAAACAACGGAGAAACAGTAAAACTTTTAGAAGAACTATAATGAATCATCCTTTATTACAAAAAGCAAGTATTGTATTGACTCCAACAGCGTATGGGACAAGTACACTTAATTGTATAAAACCATCAAATGTAGAAGTTGAAAATAGTGTAACATCTTTTGCTAATGGTACAACATTCGCTTTAACAACATTTACATCTTCAAGTAATAATGTAACAAGTGGTATCGTAAGCTCTGCTTTTGGTGGTTGTGTTTCTAATGGTATTTCTCTTAAATCACAACAAAAAGTTAGAGTTAGATTTGACTATACTCAAAATAGTGGAGATGAATTAAGAGTTTTATTTAGTAGTGTAGTTACAGGAGCAGGATCACTAATTAGTGATTTAACAACAATTAACGCTACAGGTAAATTTGATCATACGTTTACTATTACATCTAATACTACAGGTTACTTACAGTTGGGTACAGGTAATTCAGGACACTCAATTAATTTTTCAGCTTTAAATGTAACAGCAGAAATTTTACCTACAGCCAACTTTGATTTCACAAGAAATACAACTGCAACAAGAGTTAATGAAAGTGGACTAATTGAAACAGTAGCAGTTCACACTCCTAGAATAGATTATTTAAGTGGAGTAGGTGTTATTCTTTGTGAGGGAACATCAACTAATACAGCTACTTATTCAAATGATTTTACACAAGGAGATATATTTAATGGTAGTGGCAATCCAAATGCTAATAATTCTGTAATAACAGCTAATAGTATTACTGCACCTGATGGTACTAACAATGGTTGGAAACTTACTGACAATAATGATGGCGCTACAGGACAGGCTCAGTTAGCTTATTTTAGTACAAACGTAACAAGTGGACATAGTAATACTTTTTCTGTGTTTCTAAAAAAAGGCTCAACTGATTTTTGTTATCTTAGTACAGGAGGGTTTGATAGTACAGCAAATGGAGCAAGTTATTTTAATCTTAGTACAGGAGCTATATCATTTGCTAATTCAAAACATAATGATGTAAAAATGGAAGATTACGGAAATGGTTGGTATAGATGCTCTGTTAGTAACAGAACAACAACAGATGTTGTAGGTAGTTTTATTGTTGGTATTGCTACATCAAGTGGTAGTCTAAATATAACACGAGATGGAAGTAATTTTTTATATATGTTTGGTGTACAAGCTGAAGCTAATGATGATACTGATTTAGATAGCTTTTTAACATCGTATATACCTACTTCTGGAGCAACAGCAACTAGAAACAAAGATGAAGTTGAAAATGGTGGTAATGCTGATTTAATTAATTCTACTGAGGGTGTTTTTTATTTAAATCTTGCAGGTTTGTATCGTAAATTCAAATCAACTAGAAGAATCTCTTTAAGTGATGGTGGTAGTGGAGATAACGAAATAAGGTTTGATTTTACTAATGTTGAAGATAAAATTACAATGAGAATAAGAGTAGGAGGCGTTAATGTAGCTACTAAATCACTAACAGGTACTGTAGGCGATATTTCTCAATTTCGTAAATACGCTATACAATGGAAAGAAAATGATTTTAAATTTTATGTAGATGGCACAGAAGTACACTCAGACACAAGTGGCGCAACATATTCGGCAAACACCTTAGATAGATTAAATTTTTCGACAAGTGCAGGTGGCTCACACATAGAAGCAAAAGTAAAATGTATTGCTCTTTTTAAAGAAACTTTAACAGATGCAGAATTAGTAACATTAACAACTTAGATATGAAATATAATTTTAAAGATAGAGATGAAATGATAGCTATGTATAATAGCATAAAAACACCACATTCACACAATATAGTTTTAGATGGTAATTCTATAATTGTTGAATGGGATGGCAAAGAGCCAGAATCTTGGAAAGAATACAAAGCAAAAAAGAAAAATGATAAAAGTAAGTAAGTACGAATTTGATTCTAAAAGTCAAGCAAAAAGTAAAATAGATGCTTTACCTGAAAATCATAATCACGCTATAGTAAAGCTAGGCAACATTAAGCTAGAAAAAGGCGAGTATGATGATGAGGGTAACGAAACAAAATCACCTATTTACTCTACTAAATATCACGTTGATGTTCTTTGGAATGGAAGCGAAATACAAGAAATAGATGAAGAAGAAAACATAAGTTATGATCACCCCTACGGATGGAAAACTTACGCTATTGAAATAGATGGTGAGGGAGTACATTCTTTTATGGGAGTATCATATCAAGAAAATAAAATGTAATGCAAGAATTAAATACAGAATCAAAATTTAGTTTATCAATAAAAGAAATAGTAGGTGTAGTAATCGGTTTATCTACAGTATTTGGGGTGTACTTTACCCTAGCTTCTAGTGTAACCAACAACACAGAGAACATTGAAAGTTTAGAATCTAACACAGTAAACCCTATTGAGTTTCAATATAAAGACGAATTGGTAAGAAGCACAATAAAAAGAATAGAGGAAAAACAAGAAACTATGAATGAGGATGTAAACGAAATAAAACAACAACTAAACAAAATTGATGAGAGACTCTATCAAATTAGTAAAAACAAATGAGACTATGTGTAATAATTGCCTACTTAGTGACTTTTGTGAGTTTTGCCCAATCGGACATTAATATTGTCCAATATAGTGCAGAGTTTGTAAAATCAAATGAAATATCCTTAAAGCCTTTTAGATACGATACAAAAACGTTGTATATGTCTAAAGCACAAGATGAATTTAAGAAACTTAATATTAAGTATCTTCCTACTATTATATTGTTTTATAATGGTGAGGAAGTATATAGAATAGAGTCAGGTATTAGCTTAAAGCTACCTGAAAACTCAATACAATTAATAGAAAACCAAATAGAAGAAATAATAGAAAGCAAATTTTAATTATGAAAAGAATCTTTACATTTATAATGTTACTAATGTTTGTAGGTACAACAGCACAAGTAATTACACAAGAAAGATTAAAACGTAAAAATACATTCTTAAAAAGCATATACAAAGAGTTATTTAAGTATAGTACATTTTATGTTGCTGGAGACATTAAAAACCCTAAAGAAAACCCAAAAGATTACTTTGTAAGAACTAACCCAGATGGCAACTTATATGCACCTCCTGTAGTTGTTGATGGTACTGATTATTATGACTTTGATTATAGATATGGTTTTGGTATTCGTAAGTTAGCAAGATTTGACTACGAAATCAAAGGGAAACATTACTACGATGGCACAGAAAACAATATTGGACTATCAGCACCTAATTCGCCTGTAAATGGCTTAGAGTACACCTTTCACTACGAAAAAGAAAGAGCAAGAGACGAAGTGTACATAAACCACAGATACTTTATAAAACATAGTGGTAAGTATCATATGGTAAAACTAGAAAGTAGAGAGCAAGGTAAAATAGATTTTAACTATCAATCAGCAGAGGTAAGAGCTAAACTACCAATAGGTAAAAAGTTTTCAATTAGTGCAGGTGCTATCTATCGTACTCATCAACGTCCTTATGGATATAATCCTATTGAGATATGGTTAAACGAAACAGATGATAATGGTTTTCCTCTAAATCAATGGTATCAATTAGGTTATCAGTATGGTTTTACAGATGAATTTGTAACTATTGAAATAGATGGAGAAGAATTTTACGATTGGTATTGGTATGATCCACAAGGTAACGTAGTAGCACTATCAGATTTACAATTTAGGGATACTGTATTTGAATCTTTAATCAACAGATATAATAACGAAGTATGGGATGAGTTAGATGTTTTTGGTGTAGTATCTCCTGTTGTCGGTTTTGATTTCTATCATTACAAGCGAAACTTTTGGCTACACGCATACGCTTCATACTTACTTCCGTATCACAAATACGTTAAAGGAGATGTAGACTTTAGTTACCTCAACAGAAACAACTGGGGATTAGGTGGATTGAGACAAGATTCACAACACGAGCAATGGGAAGATTATCAAGCTGGTATTAGCTTTGGTTGGAAACTATCTAAAAGTGTTGGTGTATTTGTAGAGGGTGAATATACTAAGTTTTGGGATTCAGAGATATATAATTCAAGTGTAGGTTTAAATTTTAGATTATGAGAATAAGTAAACATATTTCTTACAAGGAAGCAGTACATAGTGCTACAGCAAAGCGTAGAGGTATAGAGAACGTTCCTAACGAAGAACAATTAGATAATATGTACAAAGTAGCAGAGTTTATATTTGAGCCTCTTAGATTGTATGTAGGTGGTGCTATAAAGATTACATCTTTTTTTAGAAGTCCTGATTTAAACACAGCAATAGGTGGAAGTAAAAAATCACAACATTGTAAAGGACAAGCTATAGACGTAGATGATGTATTTGGACATAAAACTAATTTTGAAATGTTTCAGTACATAAGAGATAATTTAGACTTTGATCAGTTGATATATGAGTTTGGTAGTAATGACAATCCTGATTGGGTACATTGTTCTTATGTTTCTAAAAAAGAAAATCGTAATAGAGTTTTAAGAGCTATTAGAGAAAACGGAAAAACAAGATACGAAATATTATAATGGACT